GTTTTGAAGGAAATAACATTACAGTTGATTTAATCAAAGCCGATGAAAAACTTTATGTTTCTAGAAACAACAAAGGAAATCACATCTACAAATTCTTCGAAGCTAAAAATGCAAATGAAGCTTTAGAATACGTTAAAGAACAAACAGGACAAGATGCATCTGAATTCTTAATTGAATCTTTAGAAGGTGAAGCATCTACTTTAGCTAACATACAAGCACAGATTAATGAATTTCAAGAAACTATTGCTTTCTTAAAAGATCAAAGAAACGTATTAGCCGAAGCTGATAGAAATTTACCAGAAATTAAAGAAGCTAATAACTTTCTTTTATCTGAAATTAAATCATTCGAAACTAAGATCGCTGAATTACAAGCATAACATTTCATACAAATATTTAAAAGGGGTCGCTAATGCGTCCCCTTTTTAGTTTATAAACAAAATTGAATATTTACGTATAATAAACTAAAAACAGACATACATTGGCAACAAACACAAACATTACAGAACAAAAACCCGCAGTTGTTGAAACTACAGCGCCGGTTAAGAAAACGGCCAGAAAGAAAAACTATTTAAATAATAGGGATTTATACGATCAAATCGTAATTTCAAAAGAGCAGGAAAAGCTAACTAAAGAAGCAGAAAAAATGCTTATTCTTTTGGCAGAAAAAGCAATTAACAGAATGAAATATGTTGATGAAAAAGACAGAGAAGATTGTCTATCATTCGCTATTTTGGATTTGTTAAAGTATTGGAAAGGCTTTAATCCTAAATACACTAATGCATTTGCATACTTTACAGAAATCGCTAAAAGAGGTTATGCTAAAGGTTGGAATGCAATTCACCCAGAAAAATACAAAGGTACTATCTCATTAAATAAAGCTAATTCTCACAATGGAGAAGACAGCGATATGGGTGGAATTTACACAATATAACAATGTCAATAAAAAACGTAAGACCTACAAAAAAGTCAGGATTTAATCAAGGTTACTATATACCTAATGATCCAACTAAGTATGTTGGTCCTACTCCAATCATATACAGATCTTCATGGGAAAGAAAGTTTATGATGTGGTGTGATAACAATGACAAAGTTATGATGTGGTCCAGCGAGCCGGTCCAAATAGAATACATATCTAGAGCGGATAATAAAAAGCATATATATTATCCAGATTTCTATATGAAAGTTCTTCAAGAAGATAATAATCTTAAAGAATTTCTAGTAGAAATCAAACCAAAACAACAATTGATAAAACCAGAGCCCCCAAAAAAAGCTTCTAAAAAAGCTTTAAGTTCATATCAATTTTTAGCAGAACAGTATATTAAGAATTTAGACAAATATACGTACGCAAAAGAATATTGTAAAAACAGAAACTGGAATTTTATAGTTTTAACAGAAGACTCGATTAATGGACTACGTTAAGAAAGAAATATTGAAAATGATCAAAGAAAACAAGAGCAAAAAAGAAGCTCGAAATGTTTCTGAGAAATGGTTTTCAGATGCTCTTAAGAGCAGAAAAGATAAATCAGTTGAGCGTATTGTTAAACCATTTGAACCAGGTAAAATTTATGTATTCGATTATGTCAATCCGGTAACAAAAGAAACTTTAGAATGGTGGGATATGAATCCGGTCGTTCTAGCTCTTTTACCAATTGACAAAACAACTGAGTGTGGTATTAACCTAAATTTATTACCAGTTAAATTCAAAGAAGAATTCTTAGATAATTTCTATAAGATGTACCACTCTCAAATAGCTGCTCAAAAAACAGGTATTAAAAAAGACAATGCTAGTTTACAAAGTCCATTAAGATCTTTAAACTATGAAGTTGTTAAGAGATATTTAGACAAATATGGCTTTGGATTTGCCATAAGAAGATACAAAACACATCTTAAAAAGAATCAAGCTGTAGTATCTTATGAGAGCTGGGCTAAAATAGCTTTATGCGATTTTATAAAGTTAAATGGTGCTAGTCCGTGGAAAATCAAGAGACTTTTCACAGAGTACTATAGAAATATGAATATATAATTAAATAAGTAAAAACTAAATACAAATATAATGGCAGGATTCGTAGACAGAAACGGACCGTTTAGTACAGGTAAAAGACCTTTTAGGTTGAGCGATACTCTTAAGAAGTTATCGTCGTTCGGTATGTATTATGACGACTTAGTATTAAGACAATCACAAGCGATCGGTCCAATGGAAGATCAATTTGGTTATGGCCAAATGAACTTAATGGGCGTAGATTCAGATGACATTTATGGTGCATTTGCTGCACTATCTATGGCAGATACTAACATGAGAAAGAACCTTCCGTTCTTTGACATGAATTATAAATCTAAAAGAGATGAATTAAGACAATTTTCTCTTTATGATGAAATCGAAGACATTTTAGATATTCTTTGTGATGAATCGATTGTATTTGATGAGAAAAATTTCATAGCAACACCAACCTTAATTGGTATGGAAGTTTCTGAAGAAGTTACTTCATACATGCATAAATCATTTAGAAATATCTACCAATATTTTGGATTTGCTGGAGATCAATCAGCTTGGTTTTACTTTAGAAAATGGTTAATTGATGGTTATTTGTCATTTGAGATTGTTTATAATCCAGAAATGACAGAAATTATTGGTTTCAAAGAAATTGATCCAACAACATTAGTTCCAGGTTACAATAAAGAAGATGGTAAAAAAGTTTGGGTTCAGTTTAAAGACGATCCAATCAAAGAGCGTAAATTATATGATGCGCAAATTATTTACATCTCATACTCTTCTATTACTACAGCTTCACGTATTTCTTACGTAGAAAGATTAATCAGAGCATTTAACTTATTAAGAGTTATGGAACATACCAGAGTTATTTGGGCTGTTACAAATGCTTCATATAGAATGAAATTTATTATCCCAGTTGGTGGTAAATCTAAAACAAGAGCAAAACAATCGTTAGCTCAATTAATGAACAACTATAAAGAAGTAGTTGATTTTGATTGGGACTCAGGTGTTCTTAATACCAATGGTAAACCAATGCTTCAATTTAATAAAGAATACTGGCTACCTTCAAAAGATGGTGAACAACCAGAAATTGAAACTTTAGGTGGTGAAGGTCCTGAAATTAATGACGTTGAGTCTTTAAAATACTTCTCAGATAAATTAAAGCATGTTTCTAAGATCCCATATAGTAGATTTATGTACGAAGATGGCGGTGGAGAAAACAACATGGCAGCTGACGGTATGATCAGAGATGAGATTAAGTTTGCTAAATTTGTTAACCGTTTAAGATCTTCATTCCAAGAAATTTTAGTTAAGCCTTTATGGTTGCAAATGTGTATTAAATTCCCTGAATTCAAAGAGGATCCAATGTTTAGAACACAAATCGCATTAAGATATAACGAAGAAAACATGTTTGCTGAAATGAAAAACATGGAAATCATGGAAAAACGTTTAGACTTTATTTCTAATATGCGTAATAACTTGATGACAACTAATCCAATGACGATGGAAGAAGAACATTACTTCGATTTAGATTTCTTAGTAGATAAATACTTGAAGTTAAACAATGATGATAAAACAGCCAACGAAGCTGCTAAATCAAGAGCAGCAGCTGCTAAAGCTGCAGAGCCAGAAGATCCTGATGCAATGGGTATGATGGGCGGAGGATTCTAATAAAATAAAATGAATACATATAATATGAAAAAATTAATTAAAACATTCGAACAATTTATATTTGAAGCTGAAGCAGTTAAAGCAGAAGACTCAGATGTTTATATCGATGATGTATCAGTTGATGGTTCAGACACAGTAATTAAAGCTGTTGAAATTTTAGGAGCTATTAAGGCATCTGCAACAGAAAAAGAATTTAAAGACTATTTCTTTCAGCAATATGGCCAAACTACTTTAATGCCAGAAGATATGGCTAAACTTTGTAAATATTACAATGAATACAAAGAAGAAGAAAACAAAGAAAAGGCTGACTCTGAAAAAGAAGGTGAAGATGAAACTTCTACTGAAGAAGATCCATTAGCAGGTTTAGACACAGGTTTAACAACAGTAGAAGACGGAAAATAATAATATTAATTTTTTACATTTTAAACAAGGATATATAATCCAAAATATACTATAAAAATATATGAATACAAATTCAAAACTTTTGATTCTTGAAAGAAGTGGTTCTACATTAGCATTCGCTCAAGATAATTCAGGTGCTTATGTTCTTGAAGGCGTGTTCGGTGAAATCGATAAGTTAAACAGAAACAATCGTATCTATACCGAAGACGAATATTTACCGCAAGTAGAAAGCCTTCAGGCTAAAATCAAATCATCTAAGCTATTAGGTGAATTAGACCACCCACAAAACTTTGACATTTCTTTAAAAAATGTTTCTCACATTATTGAAGAATTAAGATATGACAAAGACAAGAAACAAATCCTTGGAAAAATTAGATTATTAGACACTGATGCTGGTAAACAAGCTAAAGCATTAGTTGACGCTGGTGTACCTTTACACATTTCTTCTAGAGCAGCTGGTACAGTAGAATCTAACGGAAAAGTTAAAATCAAACAATTATTTACTTATGATTTAGTTGCAGATCCTGGATTTGCTAATGCTGAATTAAAAAGAGTTAATGAAGCTTTTGGTTTTGAAGATAATGAAGATCTTTTAATTTACGAAATCAACCCAACTGATAATAAACAAACACAAATAAAAGAAGAACAAAATATGGAAAACACAAGATTCGTTAGTACTGATGACTTCAATAGTTATTCAAAATACTTAGCTGAAGAAATCAAAGCTTTAAAAGAATCTCTTACAGCATTAAATAGCTCTGAGTCTACTAACGAGGAGATTAAAAATCTAAAAGAGTATTCTTCTTATATAGCTGAAAAATTAAACCAAGCAATTGCTTATTCTGAGCATGTTGCAGAAAAAGCTGATCAAGCAATTGCTTATTCTGAGCATGTTGCAGAAAAAGCTGATCAAGGAATTCAATATTCCGAGCATGTTGCAGAAAAATTGGATCAATCGATTCAATATTCTGAGCACATCGCAGAAGGTGTCGAAGCTATCAAAGGTTACACTAACTATTTAGCAGAGTCGTATAACGAAGGAGTTATGACACACGAAAATGTAGTTAAATACGTAAACTATTTAAAAGAAAACCTAGAGAAAGTTACTGAATACGCAGAATATGTTGCAGAAACTGTAAACTCTAACTTATTGATGGAAGATGATACCGATGCAGGTAAAGAATTAACTGAAGAGCCAAATGATAAAACTCCAGAAGTTATTGATGCAGAAGGTGAAAAATATCCAAAAGCAGAAGATGCTGCAGAAGATATCGAAGACGAATTAGAAAAAGATATCGAAGCTTCAAAAGCTGACGGTGAAAATACAGGTAAAGAAGTTACCGAAACTGAAGACAAAATGGATGCTTACAAGAAAGAAGTAGCTGAGAAATTAGCTTCTCTAGTTGAAAGCGCTAAAGCAAAATCAGTAGCGGAACCGCATTTCTTTAAATTCATCGCTGAAGCTAAGAAAGGAGAATTCAATACTTTATCGCTTGAAGAAAAAACTGTAGTTGCAAAAGCAATCGAAGGTAAAGGTTTCTTAACTGAATCACAAATCTACGCTTTATGGAACAACGCATTAGCACCAGTTCAACAAGCAGAACCTTTAGTAATCTCTGCAATGCCAACTGAATATAAAGAAACATGGAATTCTTTATCAGAAAGTAAGAAAAATCAATTGTTAGCTCAATCTAAATACCATAGATTAGAAACAGAATATCAAGTAAGAAATTTCTGGCAAACAAGAGACTTAAGAGAAGTTGCTCAAGTAATTGAAAGAGTAGAAATGGTTAAAGAATCTACAGAAGAAGCAAAACAATTACCATACGATATGACTGGTGTTGCTGAATCTCTAAATAAAAGATTTAAAAAATAAAAATAAATAAAATGGCATATATTAAATTATTCGAAGAATTCATAAATGAATCATCTACTTTTGAAGAACATGATACTCTATTAGAAGGATATATTCTCCTTGAAGAAGGATGGCTAAAACAAAGTATCGGTTATTCTTTTTTCTTACCAATAACATTAGCAAACGTATTAAGACAATATGTTCTTAAAAAGCTTAAGATTAAAAAAATGCTTAAAAATGAAACTGATCCAAAGAAAAAAGAAATTCTAAAAAAAGAACTTAAAAATATTTCATACGAAGAAACTAAAGCTAAAGAAAAGGTTGAAGATCAAAAGGCTAAAATGAAGGATCAAGCAGACGCTGCAAAAGCAAACGCAACGCCTGAAGAAAAAGCTGCATACGCAAAACAAAAAGAAGCAATGAAAGCTAAATTAGACAAAGCTAATGACGCCCTTAGAAAAGCACAAGGACAATTTAACGGATTAGTTTAAGAAAAATTCACTTTTTAAGTAGATATATAATCTAATAACACAAGAATAAAATATTCGACTCTCAGTTAAGAAGCAAAAAACTGAATTATGTCGAGCCGTAGATGCAATCTACACAAACTAAACATAAAAAGAACATTTAAACAAAATGGCACAATTAATTAACGAAGCAGAGATCAGAGAAACATGGTCTCCAATTATCGAGGCTGCTACAGGTATCAATGACGCTAGCAAATTAGCGTGGATGTCAGAGTACTGCCACAATCACAAGTTGTATGAAGATGCAACTGCTCACATGAGCTTAGACCCAACTATGAACTTAAGAGGTATGGGCGTAGTATCATTTCCTTCAGGATTTGGTTCAAACCCTACATCATTAGGATCAGGTGACAAAGCTCCAACTTTATTACCTTTAGCAATGCAAGTTGCTGCACAAACAATCGCTTTAGATTTAGTACCAGTTATTCCAATGGCAGGTCCAATGGGATTATTATCTTATTTAGACTTCGTTTACGAAGGTGGTAGATTAGACAACGGTGTAGCTCCAACATTTATCAAAACATCTGACGCTGTTGCTGGTAATGATGAATTAGCTGGTAAATCAAGAATCGATGGTAAAAACATCATCAAAATTGTTGATGCTTTAGATCCTGCAACTGAAGATTCAATCGCTGACAGATATGCTGGTGCTGAATTAGTAAAAGGTTTAGAAGATCATATCCCAGGATTCTCTGCTAAATCTAATACTGAAGCTTTTACAAGAGAAGAAGGTGAAAGAACTAATGAGAAATTAATGGGTCTTTCTTTATTCAGCAAAGCTGTTGAAGCTAAAACTATTCAAGTAGCTGCTGCTGTAACTAGAGAGCAAGTTCAAGATTTAAAACAATTCGGTGTTGATGCTGTTGCTCAAGTTGAAGCTGTTTTAGTTAATGAATTAACTCAAACTATTAATGACTTAATCATTAATGAAATCGCTACTTTAGGTGCTTCTAACATCACTAAAGCTACTGCTGCTGGTGAAATTTCTGCAACTTCATTGAACGTAAACTTATATGCCGCTGCTGATTTCCAAGGTGGTAAAACTGAAGGTTCTGAACACAGAAAAATCTTAACAGGTATCTTAGCTGCTGCTAACTTAATCGCTAACAGAGGTAGAAGAGGTGCAGGTAACTTCTGTGTTGTAGGACCACAAGTTGCTACAGCATTACAATCAGTTGCTGGTTACGTTCCAAACCCATTCGCTAATACAGTATCTCAAGCTGCAGGTG